CGTCAGCCAGGTAGCTTCCGGCGGCGGGCCGCGAGTCACCGCCACGCAAGCCTCGTTGCAGGCTTCGTTTGGACAGCTTAACCGAGAATGGATGCAGAGCCGCGTCGGAGACCTCTACCAGGAAGTGGTGGTCGATACGCTCCGCATTATGAGTGATCGGCGGTATACGCCAGAGAACTTCCTGGTCAATGTGGCCGAAACAGACAACGATCCGGTTTACCAGGCTGTCACAGGCGACCTGCTGAAGGCTCGTTTCAAGGTCCACATTGAGACTGGCTCCATGAAGCCGATGTTCGAGGAGTTGGAGCGGGAGGATGCGCTGGCGCTGTTCAACTATTTGATCCAGCTCCCAGAAATTCCTCGACCAGAAGCCATCAAGCATCTGCTGAGAGCTTTCCGAGTGCCGAACCAGGAGAAGCTGATCGGTCAGACGGCTCGCTGGGACGCAATGAGGACAGCAGAGACCGAGAACGAGCTGATGGTCATGTGGGCGGCTACAGGCCAGCCGCAGTCCGCTCCGGTGAACCCGCAAGACGATCACCAGAGCCATATGCCGATTCACGCCAACATTCAGCAGTCCTCGGCCAAGTTCCTCCAACTGCCGCCAGAGATGCAGCAGGTGGTCATGCAGATGGTGCAACAGCATCACCAGGAGCATCAGCAGATCATCCAGCAGAAGGCTCAAGGAGGAGTTTCCGGCGGAGGGAAGATTTCCTCCATGGCAGACCAAGGCGGTGGCGGTGGGGGTGGAGGCGGCAATGACGTACAGCAGGCTGTGCAAAGAATAGATTCTGCCGTGCGCTCGAATGCGCAGGACATTTCTCAGCCGAATGCAATTGATCGGGCACAGAACTGATATGATCAGACTCTGGGATTTCTTTTGTGGATCATGCAACAAGTCGTATCGCGATTGGCCCTGTGAAGGGAAAATCCCGCAAACGATCGAATGTAAATGCGGCAAACAGGCCGAATGGGGCCGACAGAAAACCAACCACATCCACCGATCCCATTCCTCCATGTATGGCAAGTATGAGCCAGGATTGGGGCAGGTGGTGGAGAGTTACGAACACAAAAGGCAGTTGATGAAGGAGATGGACTTGCAGGAATCCTCTGACCCTTCCGGCGGAAGTCGGAGCTATCGGCCAGAGGAACAGCCCGCAAGAGCATCGAAGAACAACTCACAGTTTCTGGACGCAGCCGAGTTGGAATCAGCACAAGCTGAAGCTCTGACCCGCGCTGCACAGGGCGATTTTGATTTGGAGGCACCATAGATGACGGAACGTGCGTCAGACTCAGATGGCAGTGAAGTTGGACTTTCTGCCGCAGCGGACGAGGAGGTAGTCGAAATTGGTTCAGACCTCGATGAGGATATGAGCCATGACGAACCAACACCTCGGCAAGCTGACAATAGTGCAGAACCAACCACAGCACCTGTAGCAACTGATGAACCTCGTCCACCGGCGCAACAAGCGCCATCGGCGGATCTGGATAATCTGGATCCTAATACAGCAACCGACCGTGAAAGGCACTTGCTGGCAGATTACACCCGCAAGTCCCAGGCAAATGCTGAAGCCAGAAAAGCCAATGAAGCCACTGCCGCAAGGCTTCAGGCTTTAGAGGCCAGACTCAATGCACCACCTGCACAACAGGCACAAGATCCATTGGCTGCATTACGTGCAACTTTAACGGAGGAAGAGTCCAGGGCATTGGACCTCGTTCAGACGTTGAATCAGCACACGATGGGGTCGCGCCTGGAAACATATGAACAACGCCAAGCTCAATCCGAAGACGTGATTAAGGCATTGGCAGTTCATCTGCTCCAGAATCGGGCCAACGAATCGAACGAAGCAGCCCAGGCAGCTCGAGAGAGGTATCCTGACATTGATGCCTATGCAGCGCAGGTGAATGCGCTTTCATCTGTACAGAATCCAGCGACTCAACGCCCCTACACCCCAACGGAAGCTTACGAGCTGATCCGTGGGATAGCGGCACAGAAGTCAGCGGACCTGTCAGCGTCTGATCAACTGGTAAGAGCAGGAGCCGCGTCACAGACCACCCCGGCAAGTCCGGTACCTGTGTCGCCAACGGGAGGTTCTGAACTTTCAACTGGCGAAGTCATGGATGGGCTTAAACAGCTCGGCTTCGGCTAAATTCCCGTAAAGGATTTCAAAGATGGCAGCTACATCTACCACTGAAACCTGGGATGCCGCGTGGACCCTGACAATGCGAGCCAAGCGCAAGCGCTTGACGGACAACATCAGTGACGCGTATCCCACTGTAGGACGGTTCCGCCGTTCCGGCGTATTGGAAACGGAAACCGGCGGTAAGGAGATCCAGGAAGATCTCATGTATGGTCTGGGCAGCTCGGAGTGGTTCGACGGCTTCGACGTTCTCAGCACCGGTTCCACGGATGGAATCACCGCAGCGTTCTACAACTTCCGTTACTCTGCCACTCCGATCGTCATCTCAATGACTGAGGAGAAAGAGGCACGGTCCTCCGATTCGGCCATGAAGCTGCTCGAGGCAAAGACCAAGCAGGCCATGACCAAGTCGCTCGACACGATCAATGCCGCGATTCATAACGCACAGTCTGGCAAGTCGATCCTCGGTTTGCAGGATATTTGCGCTACGTCTTCTGGCACCACCCTCGGCGGCATCAATGCCAGCAACGAGACCTGGTGGGAGCCGGCACGTACTACGTTCAGCGGCACGTCCTTTGTCACTCAGACAAATACGCGCTACGAGGGTCCAGTCAACATGGGGACGGTGTGGAACAACGCATCGGAAGCCAATGACAAGACCAACCTCATCATTACCTCGATGACCCAGTATGGGGCATATGAGTCTTTGTTTGAGGGCACTGGATACACGCGCTTCACGTCTTCTGGCAACCGCCAGAATGCAAATGCCGGCCTCGGCGCAGAGGGTGACATCACCTTCCGTGGCGCACCGGTCATCGGCGACAGAGACTGTGTTTCCGATAGCATGTACCTGTTGAACACCAAGTATCTGAAGCTGAAGATGCAGGCGGGTCTGAACTTCGCAAAGACGCCGTTCAAAGAGCCGTCCAACCAGTTGGCGAAAGTCGCCTTTGTGGTGGTCGGCGTGCAGTTGGTGACCAACAACCGCCGCCGTCAGGGCGTGTTGCACACGATCACCTAATAACCTTGCCCCCAAGCCAATGGGGGTTCATACCCTGACCACAGGGGAGAGGAAAATAAGATGTCTACAAGTTGGGATTTTGGTGGAGGAAGTACGAATAACGGAAGCGCTGGCCTTGGCTCTATTCACGGGATTTCTCAGAGCATTTATGCGGAATCTTCTACCCAAAAAGGCCCGCTCGGTGCAAAACTGGAGTTCGATGATGGGCGCGTTTTTCGGTACTCAAAAGCGGTAGCGGCCATCACTGCGGGCAAGGTAGTGTCAACTGACAATGTTCAGTTGATTGCCGCAGACGCGGACGGGACGTGGGTTGCAGCAGCTGCTGGATCTACGGAAGTTGCAGTGACGGACAGTACGTTGAGCAGCGCCACGGCAAATCTTTATTCCGGTGCTTACCTGGGTAATATCACGAACTTGGAGCAGTATCGTATCAAGTCGAATACGGCAGCTTCAAGCAATAAAGTCACGTTCGAGTTATATGATGGCATTGTGACTGCTATTGCAACAAGCGACGATTATCAGATTACCCCTAACCCCTATGCGAGCGTCATTACATCGACGGTTATCGACGGTTCCTATGATCGCGTTGTAGGAATCGCCCCCAGGGGCATTACCAGCGGGTATTATTTCTGGCTGCAAACGGGGGGTGTGGCTTATGCCCTCAATGACGCAGCAGCCGCTGTTACATTGGGTGTCATGGTAGCCAGTTCTGATTCGACAGCCGGTTCTATTCAGATCAGTGATGCCGGTGTTGATGAACAAATCATCGGTTATGCGGTAGGGGCAGCGGCTTCATCTAAGCCAGCTCCAATTATGCTCACTGGCCTTGAGGCATAAGGCCTTTAGGAGAGGGAGTTTCGGCTCCCTCTCCTTCCTGTACCGAGCCACCGGAGGTGGATACGCTGCTCGTAAATG